GTCTAGCTAATAACTCTGGCACACCTTCTTCTTCTTGTTTAACTGTTTCTAAATTTTTCAGCATATCTGCTATGTATATTCTATCAGCGCGTAGCTGTCTAATCATCGCAGAGTTTTCAGATTTTTTAATTGCTTTGTCAATTCCTTTTAGCAAAGCCCCTACTCCTCTTTTTGTCTGTCCATAAGCACCAGAACCTCTTAACTGTTTAGCTGCTCCTGTTAATACTAAACCACCCGCCATCAAAGGTATTAACTGAGGGAAATTATAACCAGTTCCACCCGCAGCGGCTAACAACCAAATGTCTCTTTGGTCTTGATAAGGCAAAGTTTTTTGTACGTTTTGCATAGCTCGGCCTAGTATGGTTTTTTTCTCGTCCGCTGCTTTAGGGGCTATGTTATCTAGGGCTTGATACAGTAAAGACTGCTCCCTCAAAGACTCCTTAACTTTAGCACTCGGTACTTTTTCGTCTACTATATTATTAAGCGTTTTCCTGAGAGTCCTAAAAGGAATGCTCAAAGCATTTTCATCTACTTGATTAAAAACAGTTCCTTTGCTTTTTAAAATATAATCGTCTAATTCTTGCCTAGTTTTTATTAAATTAGCAGGAGTGAGAGGCTTGCCTTCTAAAAGTTCTAAAGTTTTTGTTAGCAATGCTTCAGCAGTTTTTTGCAGAGACTCTTGGCCTCGTATTAAAGGGTTTGTGTTTATTAAGTCGGTCATGTCAGTTACGAGTCTGTCTGTAACCTCTGACTTTTCCAGGCGTGTTTTTGCTCCAGTAGCTTTCATCCTATTAATTTCGTAAGTAGTTAAATCTTGAACTAACTTGTTCGCTCTTTTTCCTATATCAGTTCTAATATTTTTGTAATTTGCTTTTAAAGTTTTGCTATATCCGACATCAGGAATACTCTTCACTAACTTAGCAGTAGCAATCTCGTCTGCTGTTTGACGAACAGTAGCTGTTTGTAACACAGGACTAATTTCTGTTAAAGGTAACTCAGCCTCTCTTGTTTTTTGAGTTTCTACTGGTTTTATTAAATCGTTGACAAATCTTTCTTTGCTTTTTATAACGCTTTTTTCGCCTGATTTAGCAGATAACTCGCCTAGCCTAGAAAAAGAACCTGATACTGGAGATGCTTTAGGCGTAGGAGCAAACAATAGAGTTGTGTTTATTACAGTTTCTATATCTCTAGCGTCTAATGGGTTGTCTTTTTTAAACTGGGCATACGAATCAGCCCCTCCTTGAAATGCTTGTACAGCTTTTGCCCCTAACTCTGTGTTTAACAATCTATTGACATTTTTTGAAAAAACCTCTTTAACTGGGTCTTCTATTTCGTCAGGAATGAGTAAACCAATTCCTTTAACAACGCCTCCTACTCCTTCCGCTATGACATCTACAGTTGCTCCTACAGCGAGAGAAGGCAGGCTAAACTTACGAGAAGCATACAAAGGGTCTTTCATTTGCTCTTCAACTGTTGGTATACTCTCTTGCGCTCTTTTACTTAATCTTTCACTAAAACTCTCAATCATCTCAGGAATAAGGCTAGGAATAGCTCCTAACTGACCTGCGTAGGTTTCAGGATAGTCAGCTTGTCTTCCTGTAGGCACAGGTGTTTCAACAACAGGCGCAGCGTTGTAGTTTTTAAGATAATTAGCAAGTTTTTTAGCGTTTTCAGTATCACCAGCCGCGTGTGCTGCCTTTAAAGCATCTGCCGCTTTACGAGAAGCATACAAAGGGTCTAATTCAGCCATTATTTAGACGCTCCTGTTTCTGGTGTTGTGTACAAATCAATAAGGTCTTGAACGTCATTATCTACTGTAGGCTGTTGATCATAAGCCCAAGCAAATTCAGGAACATCCACAGTCAGTCCAAATTGATCTACTCCCTCGCCTAATTCAGCTATTTGTTTATTATGTTCTTGTATCTTTTTTCTGGTTGCTCTAGCCTGTAACTTAATAAGTCTCTTTAAAGACTCACCATCAAGAGTTATTGTACCGCCTACAATTCCTTTAGCAAACTCCCTATCAGCGTCAGAAAGACCAGTACCAGCACCAAACGCTTTAATAACTTCAGCAACAAGATTACCAGCATTAGCTATAAATGTTTCTGTATTGCTTATTAATTGTTCTCCTTCACCGCTTATTAAACCGACAGCTTTTAATAACTTTCCTGCTCCTAGTTTTATCTCAGCTCCAGTTCCTGTTAAAATACCAGCGCCTTGGCTTATTGTGTCCCATTGAGTGTCTATTACGTCACTTTTTAAAGAAGCTGCTTTAGCGTCCTCAAATTGATCTATAAGACTATTTGCTCTTTTTTCGCCTAGTTGTTCTATAAACGCACTTCGTCCTTCTTGATTTAAGTTTACTTCTACTGATGTGCCGTTTTTATTGATAGTAGTACCTGCGGGTGCGGGTTTTTGAGTCAAAGCATCTACAACTATATCGTCCATTCCTTCTTCGCTTTTCACAGCCAACATAATAGGAGTGCCATTATGCTCACCAGCAAACGGCTTACTTAACCCCACGCCTTTTTTAGAGCCTTGCAATAAAGGCAACAGGTCTTTTAAATTACCATCAAAAGCACCTGCTTCTATCAAAGGAATAACGTCTTCGTTTTTTTTATCAACAGACAACCTTTTAATTAAAGCGTTTCTAGTATCTAGTGTCTGCTTTTGTTTAGCCTCCTCAACCGCCCTAACCCTACCTTGCTGTGCAAACTGCGCCACCAGTGCAGCTTCTTTTTCTGGAGCATACTTGCGTACAATCTCAAGAAGCTTAGGCTGGTGTGCTGGGTTGTTAATGTCTAAGCCCTGCATAGCTGCTCTAGCCGCTTCTGGGTTAGTGCGTGTATCAGCACCAGTAAGAGCGCCTATGCCTCTACGCAGTCCTGTACCTGCTGATTGTGCTTGTCTTATCATGGCTTCTTGAAAGGAAGACGGTACGGCCTGCTGAGTAGGCTGAAACAAGCCTTCTGTGAGCATTCCTGTTAAATCTGTTGGTTGTGCCATTGTTCTGTCTCCTTAAAAATCAAATAAACCGTAGTTGTTAGAGGTATCTTCTGGCATTACAGGAGCATCTCCGTACCTAGAAGGGTCGGTGTATATGACAGAATCATCGTTGCTTGAGAACAAACCACCTAGAAACCCAGGTAATCTGTCAATAGTAGGCTGAACAATACTACCTAAAAAACCACCACCAAAGCTACCAGTTGTAGGGTCTTGTCTGCCTGCTACAGAGTTAAGCAGATTCTGTAATTGTATTCCTCTGTTTATCTCAGCAGTTTGGGAGCCTTGCAACAGCGATTCAATACCAGCCAAACCAGCTTGCTGTTGGAACTGAGCGCCTGATCTGCGACCAATATCAGCAAACCCAGCAGGAATCTGACTAGCCTGTAGTAAATCTAGTGCTTGCTGCTGTGGCATGTAACCAGCACCCAACAGACCACCAGCAATACCAGCAGCTTGTTGTTGCTCTGCCAATGCCTGCTGTCTAGCACCTACGTTAGCCCGTGCCATAGCCTCCTGTCGTGCAGTCTCCATAGCCAGTAGCTCAGGAGAAGCACCGCCATAGGCATCAGAGGATAGTCCTAAACGACCTTGTGACAGCATACGCTCTTCTAACGCTAGACGCTGACGTTCCTCTTCAGGACGCTGTGTGGCTCTAAGGTCTTCGTAGATGCCAGCCTGTACAGCAGCAGGGTCAGCCTGTAGTTGACTGAAGAACCCACCAGCTTGTCCCATGATTTGATTCTGTAGAGCCTGTTGCTCTGGGCTTAGTTGTGTAGTAAAGCCACCAGAAGGGTCTGTGCCAACACGAGCCAGGTTACTAGTGACAGTGTAGGGTCTAAACGCTGTTGTTTCTGCACCACGCTGTCCTACCTGCTCTGCCATCTCTAAACCAGCACGACCTACCTCGTAAGGAGCAGAGATAGCTTCTTGACTTAGATAAGCCTGTCCAGCAGTGCCTAGAACATTCTGTAAGTCTATACCACCTCCCAATAGACCACCTAGAACGCCACCTAAAGCAACCTCACCAGCGCCTACTGAGCTAGGTGCAGAAGGTATGCCAGTAAGTCCTACAGTGGTAGGAGCAGCTACAGGAGCCTGTGTAGGCAGTGTAGTGTCAAAGCCTGTGTTGCCGAAAGCTATCATGTCGTTACCACGGCCTAACGTATTGCGATACTCGTTTACAAGATAGGGGTTAAGATTAGGGTTAGCCTGTGTAAACGCATTAAAAGTTTGTAAACGATCTCCTCCATACTTATTAAGGTTATTTTGGTTAAACTCTATCTGCCTTCTGCTAAAATCGTCTACCATCTCGTTTGTAACATTTTTAGGCAATACAAAACCACCAGCACCCCCATTAACAGGCATAGACACAGGAGGCAACTTATCACGTAAAGATTTAAAAAAAGAGGGCGGAGGTTCGGCCATACCACCATAAGCTTTGTTTAAGTCTCCTCCTTGTGCAACACCTATAGCAGTTCGTGGATCGTTAATGCGGTTAGGTGTGCCACCAGCAAACATTGTAGGTTGGCGGCGAAACATCTGATCCTTTAACATAACCATTAGTACGATCCTCCAGTAATTGTATCAGCCGTCAGTGTGCCTGTGACGTTTACGGTAGCGGCTGTAACAGTACCAGTAAAAGTAGGACTAGCAGAGTTGGACTTAGTAGCCACTGCTGTCGCAATGTTATTGTACTCAGTGTCGATCTCTGTGCCTCTCACAATCTTAGCAGCATTACCAGAAGGAAGAGAATCCTTTGTAGCAAAGTTAGTTGTCTTTGTATAATCAGACATTAGATAAGTCTCCCTAATAGAGCGTGTATGTCAATTTTTTGAATAGAAAATGCAGCACCGTTTACTTCTGCTTCGATACCAATAGTTACTACCTCACCACTGCCGCTGGTATTGACCTTTGGCGTGTTGATTAGAATAGAGGAGGTGTACTCTGCTGTAGTGTTATACTCAGAAATACCATACTCGCCAATGTTACTAGAGCCGAATGTAAATGCTTGTTTAGTATAATTCGCTGTATAGTCATAGCCCCAGTTCAATGTAGTAGGTGTGTTCTGTCCACCAATGATAGTTAAGTTAAACTTCTTCAAGAACTTCAGGTTAGAAGTGTTGCCAAAGTCCATAGCATTGCTAAAGTATCTCAACTCGTACTTAACAGCACCGTCCATAAAACCTTTGTACTCTGCTATGCCGCTAGAGATACCAATGTATATCTCACCATCTTCTAACACAGCAAACGACAGAGGATACATACTAGACCAGGTAGTAGCGCGGTGAGAACCATCTTCTAAAGGTGTCCGCATATCAAAGCAGTACACAGTGTTGCTGTCTGGTAGCGTCAACAAGTAAAAAGCATTGTCAGAGCTGTACACAGACTTGATAGCGTTAGTCTGTAAAGTCACTAAGCTCATTAAGTCAGTGCGTACATTCTTACTAATGTCGCGCATAGGCATAGACTTTTCTTGTATAGTCCTGCCAAAGCTGCGTACACCAGCGTCTGACAAGAATATAATGTCAGTGCCTGTGTGCTGTACTGAGTCACGGGCTATACAGCCAACGCCTTCTATGGTGTCTGTAAGCGTCATAGAGGCAGGAGAGGATGCGCCAGAGTACACAAGTATAGACTTCTTACCAAAGATGATTAGGAAGCCATTGTGAGCCGCTAGAGCCGTTATCTCGTCAAAGCCTGTAGGCCACACTAGAGTAACATCTAACGAGCCTGACGTACCACCTGTCCAAGCATGTCCGTTAAGCGTGTCAGACCAGTAGACAGTGTGCTTGTTACCTGTAACATCAGCTACAAATAACTTACCGTAGGCTGCTAAGACTTCGTTGCCCTGTGGGGCAGTGCCTGTGCTGTGGCTGTGTCCTGACATTGTTTCTAGCACAAAAGAGCCTGACTCGTCTGTGCCTATCAGTGGCTCGTGGTCTCTCTGGAACATGTATACATGATTGTTTAGTGTTACTACTTTCCAGTTGTTAGCGGTAGGTGTGTAGCTACTAGGAGTAATGTCTGTTAAGGTTGTAGTGCCTTTGAATACTTTAGCGTTACCCGCTGACAGTACAACCTTATCGCCAGAGGTGTCAATAAACTCGTACATGGTTTCAATACCACGGCTACTGCCTAGCACAGAAGAGCCATTAGTAGAGACAGCTTCCCAGCCCTGACGCGCACCAATACGGCCTAGCTGGTCAATAACACAGTTGTCTGCAATAGACGCAAACGATGGATTACCGCCTACGGGAGAGTCCTGTGTGTTAAGACCAAAAAAGCCTGGAGCAGCTACTGTAATGTTCTGTAATTGTTGTGCCATTTACGAATACCAGATAGTTTCTTCAGGATGTTGTGACGCATCAATAGCGATAGCGTCAGCCAAGGTATTATCTGCTAGTGCAAACAACTCTGCTGCGCTAGTGCCTCCAGTCTCTCCACGCTCTCTAGCACCTAATGCGGTAGCTAGTTGGATGACTGGCGAGGAAGGTACAGCCATGTTCTCTGCGTCTTCTGTAAAGTCTGCTGTGCGTAGTACCACGTTAAAACGTAGCTGAAACACTCCGCTAGGCTTAGGGTATACATCAACAGCATTGTCACCGTTAGCGTCTACACCGTTAAAGCTGTAGAACTGTGGAGAACCAATAGGCGGTGTTTCAATCAAGAAAGCATTGTCCATCCAACGTGAGGCACGGTATTGCATAAAGAAGTCTGAGGTGTCGTTAATAACATCTAACAGCTTCATCCTGTTCTGTGAACCTGTCAGCACATAGTTAAACGTGTCTGTTGTGGTTGATACAGTCAGTGTAGTACGCAGAGCAGTCCAATCGTAAGCGTCTTCTACGGTACGTTTAGCATCGTTGACAAACTCACCAATAAGTTTAGAGTAAGAAGTCTGACCAACAGTGGTTACTTCGTCCTCCCGCAGTCTGCGTAATACGCTATTAACAAGTTGTAAGTAAGTCATTAGAAATTGTAGCTCCGTGGTTGTTGCTCGTAAATTGTGCCTTCAAAAAAGCCATCAGATTCCTCTGTAGAATCTGGATATGTTAGTTCTAATTCTAATTCTTGTGACTGATCGAAAGGACTGTTCAAGTCAATGTAGTCTAAACGCTCTTGTGTGCCTTCTATTGGTGTCTTAAACTTAAACAACTCGTCACCAAACAAAGCATCTGTTGTGCGTGTAGAAGAAGGCTGTGTTGCTGGTTCGCCTGTGTCTGATACTCGTGTAAACTGTAGACCAAACTGACCTAAGTTGGGATTGAAGTTAGGTATATTTAAACTAGGCAAGTCTATACTAGTACTGGGCAGTGCTTGTCTAACAGCAGTGTCTAAAGCAGAAAAAGCATCGCCTACAGGTTGTATCACAGCATCATCAAAAGCCTTAGCTACTTCTCTAGTAGGCTGTATAACAGCTTGATCTACGGCTCTACCACCTGCTCTAACAACATCTTCAGTTGTTCTACCTGCTTGTCTAATAGCATCTTCAATAGGGTCTAAGCCGCTAGTGTCTATATCAGGCATAGCCTTTTTAACAAACTTAGCAAGGGCTGTACCTGCTTTACCTATAGGACGTACAATATCTCGAACAACGTCTTCAATAACGCCTAGACTTACGTCTGTGCCTTCTATGTTAAGACCACCACCTTCTTTAATATAAGTGCCTAAGCCATACGCTAGTGCTTCGTCAAACTCTGCACCATCTGCTACTCTTTCTACTACTTTAGTTAAACCTGCTTGGACATCATCTTTCTGAAGAACATTTAGTATACGATCATCAGGTACTTTGTCGATAGCTGCTTTAACTGCCTGTGGCCCTAACAAAGAAAGAGCAGCGCCTTGGGCATCTCCTGCGGCTGCTACGTTTAATGCAGTTTGTGTTTGTCCGTAGGTGCTATTAAACAATCCAGTGCCTTTGTTTGGCAAAGGTGTACCTACCTGGCCTGCTGGCATAGCATCTAAACTAGGAGGCTTAGTTACTCCTGCCATATTTAAGCCAGTCATTAAACCACTAGCTATTTCCATAGGAGATACTTTCATTCCACTAGCTGCTTTTGCTGCTGTAGTGGCTAATCCGACAACAGGATTAATCATGCTTGCTATTGAAATCACAGGGCTACTTAATACTTTCTCAAACGTACTGGCTTCGGGCGGGTTTTCTATCCAAACCATTGAGTAAGAACCAACAGGCGCTTCTCCACCACTGATGTCTATATACCTGCCAGTCTCTAACCGTTTTTTTTCTTCTGCGTCTATATCCCCAAACTTACTCCACATAGCCGTATTACCAAAGCCTGTATCGGGAGTTTTCATATATAGCTTGGAAGTGTCGTAATCAAATTCGTAGTCTAGGTCGAATGGTTGGGGGTTATCTATAGAACGGGATACACCACTGTCAGTGATCTTCTGGGCAAACATGTCTGTGCCAGACACCTTTTCAGCGTATCCTGCACCGCCCGTGCCAGCACCGTAACCTCTAAACTCTCCTGAGAAAGCATCTTCTTCGTCTTCAGCCTCTTTTCTATACTTTTCTCTAGCGTCAGTCCATTTTTTTTGATATTCGCTTGACCCTAAATAGTTAGTATACCAATCTGCCATGTTAAATTCAGGTTCAGCCCTAGAACCCATAACTGTGACAGGAGTTGGTATATCAATACTAGGAGAATCTATAGTAGATGCGAAAGGAGTAGCATTTAAATTTACAACTTCTTCTCTAGCGTCAGCAAAAGCCTGAGCGCGAGCGCGGCTTGCTCTATTAAACACACTATTTCTTCCCCTTAAAGCCATTATCGTTCTCTCTGTACGTTTTTAGTCTTCTCTACTGTACGCATAGCACCTAAGCCTAACATACCCATCAGTACACTTGTGAGTAATGAGCTATCAACAGGTGGGACAGTAAACCAGATGCCTAGTATTGGAGCTAGGATAGTAGAATAGAATAAGGCTAGTCCACATATCCAGCCTATAGCGGGTCGCCAGCCAGCCACAAATAAACTCTTGTGTGCTGCTTCAGTCTTGTTGACCTCTATCTGACCCTTAGCTAATTCTTGAGCATGCTTCTCAGCCATAGTAGCTAATTCAAAGGCGATAGCATTTTTCTTATCTTTATCTTCAATGAATTTATCTAAAAGACCTGTCACTGGCCCTATTAAACTATTTAAAATACTCATATATTATACACTATTTAGTCTTGTTTGTCAAGCTGATTCTTACCATGCACTAATTTCTGCACAGTGTCAGACTCGTAGATGCGTATACCTAGCCACACAATCGTCAACAAAGACGCTACTGGCGGCAGCCAAGCTATCATTGTCATTAATGCTGTAGAGCCTGCTGCTATGTCTAGTACGTCTTTAGTTTGTTCATCCATTTCCTTGTCCTATGATCCAAGAGATTGTTAAGTAAAAACCAGTGGCTAATACGAGGATGCCTGTGATCTGTATAGTGTTCCAGAATACTGCCTTACGCTTGCGCTCCTGTGCGTATATAGTCTTCTCTCGTTGCTCTTTAATCTTCCTACGCAACTCTACTAACTCTTTGTAGCCTGTTGCACCATAGGTGTACATCAGGAGTTCTCTAAGTTCTTTCTCTTGTTGTTGTATTTTCTTTTGGTGAGCATATACCTGCATTGCTTCTTGCTCAACAGATTGTGACGCAACAATCTTCTTAAACAAGGGTGGGTTTTCTGCTCTGCGTTGACATTCATTTAAATCACTTACAGCGCCATACCAGCGCCCTATCTGTCCTAGTGTATCCTCCACTTCACGACCAGCAGCTACCATGCGCTTGATAGTACCAAAGGCGTTAGTGGCTATACTGATGGCGGTGACGGGATCAATCACTACCAAGGCACTCCAGCAGTAATCGCTGGTGCTTTGCTGTCTGCGATCTGTGCTGCAATGCTTGCCTCTACAGCGTCAGCGTCAACATCAGCCTTTACCCACTCGATAACCTGAGTCTCTGTTATGTCAGCGTAGGCTGTGTAGCCATCAGCATCAGCGTCAGGGGTAAAGCCGCAAGCGCCATAGCTGCTGCCTGAGTGTTCGCCATCAACGTCTGAGGCTTGCCAGTGTGCTACTACAACACCATCATCAGTGTTGCGTTCTAGTGTTGAGATTGTCCAAGTTACTGCCATGATTTATTCCTCTAGTTGTTTTCGCTCTATGTGTCTTTCATCAAGGAAGCTGTATTCAAACAAAGAATGCTCGTCTTGAAGTTTTGTTACTTCTTGTAATTCATCGCAAACAATGACTTCTATATCTGTCCAGTTGTTTAGCAAAGCGTATTGCAACCTGCACCCGCCAAACTGTAACTCGTTTTTACTGTTCACAACTATAGGATTCACCATCCCATGTTCATCTATGTGTTTATGAATTAACTTTTGTCTTTCAAATATCGCCCAGTGCTTTGGATTGCTTCCTGTTTTAATGTCACTCAGCTTCAAGCGCATTGACCCTAGCCCGTAGTGATTGTATTTCTTTGACGAGCATTGGTACTAGCTTGCTGTAGTCCACACCCATCATTTCTTCTGAGTCTTCTGGCACTGACACAGCTTCTGGTGCAACCTCAAGTAGCTCCTGTGCAATCATGCCGTAGTCTTGGTGAGAGCCATCAGCTTTCCAATCGTACTGTCTAACTTGAATAGCATCTATCTTGCTACCTGCGTCATCAGCGTCTGCAATGTTTTCCTTGAGGCGTTGATCTGATGAAGTGACGTATGAAGTAGATAACCCACTAGTCTGTATTTGACCTACATAACCATTCGGGTTTTTAAATAAAATTTGACTTGCGAGAGACGTTGTATTCCGTCTAACAGTAATAAGACCATTACCATTTGAGCCTCCAACTTCAACAGAAGGGATGCCAATAGCATTGGATGAGGTACTACCCACCAACACGTTGCCAGATGAGTCTATGCGCATGCGTTCTGTATCACTAGTAGCAAAAGCTAAAGTATTATCAGATGCTATTGCACTAACAGAACCACTGCCTCCTGTTATTAGGGAATACGCATTACCAATTTCTAACCTTTGAGAGTTTGAAGTGTTTGTTTGAGAAAGATATGCGTCTCCTGCACTGCCGTGTATTGATAGTTTTGAGCTAGGCGAACTAGTACCTATGCCCACGTTGCCAGAGTTGTCTAAGAAAGTTACTTTAGCTGTTGTACCTTGTGAATCAAAAAATCCTAAATCACCACTTGAATTAACACCTAGTTGCCAACTTTCGTCAGTACCTGCACCTGCTGAACCATCTTCAAGAATAGTAATAGCATGACCAGACGAATCAGTTCTAACTCCTAAATTACCTGCTGTAGTGACAGTAGAATGACTACCAATGGTTAAAAGCTGTTGAGGACTACTAGTCCCTATGCCCACATTGCCAGAGGAGTCTATGCGCATCTTTTCGCTATTGTCTATATCTACTCTGAAATAGCTTCCAGAAGCTACATTTCCTTCATCTACTCTTATGCAATATCCTGTGTTGGCTTCTGAAATTATCTCATGGTAAACACCAGACACATCAGTATCTTCTAATCTAATCGCAGGAACTGCTTCTTTTAAATGCAATGTTCTGCTAGGCGAACTAGTCCCTATGCCCACGCGATTGTTTGTGGAGTCAACTGCTAGGGTGGTTGTGTCTACAGTTAGGCCAGCAAAGGCAGGGCTGTCAGTAGTGGCTACGCCTTGATTCAATGCTTTAACAGAGGCTTCGCTAGTCAACTCGCTGTCCATCAGCGCACCAGCGGCTGTGACGTTAGTTGTGTCTGTAACGTCTGCACTGGCTTCTATGCCTGCTAATTTAACTCCATCTGCTAATTCAATAATAGCGCCAGAGTTATCTTCAGTAAATAGTTTTTTATCAGCTACATTGACCGCCAGTTCACCCTGTACAAGATCACTTGCTGTAGGAACTGCTGAAGCGGTTGAGCTGTTCTTAGTTACAATTTTTGTTGCCATGTTTATATACCTTTAGTAAGTCCCGCCATCAAGCGTACCAGTAGTCATGTTGC